GTGGATTAGACAATCTAAAAAAAGAAGTAGACAGGTTTATTAGATGGATGGAGGATAATAAATAAATGTATATATACACTGTTGGAGCATTAACTTATTATCATAGAAATAATCGTATAGAAGAAGCATTAAAGTGGCGTAATGATTTAGGAATATGGGCAAAAGAAAATAATATTAAAATTTTTAATCCAGCCTTAACATACTTAAAAGAAATTAATCACACATATACCCCGAAAATGGCTGTTGAACAAAATGATTATTATATAAATAAATGTGATATTGCAGTTGCCAATCTAAACCATATTGATTATAGCCCTGGTTCGATCTATGAATTAGTTCGATTTAAAGAATTAAGAAAACCTCTAATAGCATTTGGTGATAAACATTGGAGTCCTCATATTAATTGTTGTATTAGCCATCAATGTGACACATTAGAGGAAGTAATAGAATTATTATGCAATATGTTTGACCAAAATAATTTTAGTACTTTTGGGGGTTCGATATGAATATATATAATAATGGTGGTGGTTATATAGTGGGGAATATAGTCCAACAACCACTAATGACAAAAGAGACAGAAAAGAATATTATGTTAATTTTAGCAAGGAAGTTGCAACAAGAAGGACTTATAAGTAATGAAATATTATCTAAGTTGAAAACTAAGATTGAAAAGTCTTAGTTTTTTCTTTATCTAACATCACCAAGAATACTCCCACCTCTTTAGGTGGGAGATGAATTGGTGCTTGACAAATTATAAATATAATATTATAATTAAATAAGAAAGGCAGGTGAAATAGTGAAACTATCATTCAAATTCAAGCCTAAACTTACAGAAAACTTAGCCGAAAGCCCACGACTTTAGTCGTTGGGATGAAGGCTTATTAGATACTTGACACCTATATAATATTATGCTATATTATAATTAGATAGGTGGTGAATATCTAATGAATGATAAATATATACACAAAGAAGGTATTGTATATCTTAACCAATATCATATAGTGTTTTGTCCTAAATATAGAAGGAAAGTATTGGTTGGTAATATTGAAAAAGATTTAAGACAAATATTTTATGATATTGCAAAAGAAAAGAATGTTGAAATAAAAGCATTAGAAATAATGCCCGACCATGTTCATATGTTTATAAGTTTTGACCCACGACAACCACTGCATGAATTAATAAGATATTTTAAAGGAACAAGTAGTAGGATATTAAGAAATAAATATCCAGAGTTAAGAAGTAGAATACCTTCTCTTTGGACACGAAGTTATTTTTGTTGCACTATAGGATATATTTCAGAAGAAACAATACAAAAATATATAGAAAATCAAAAAAACGTATAGAAAGGTGGTGAATATTTATGAGTCGATATTGTGTAACATTTCCATTAATAACTGAAAAGTATCAAGAAACTATTTTAAATAAGCGTTTTGAAATTAGCAGACAATTATACAATGCTGTATTATCTAAAGCATATAAACGTTATAAATCTATGATTGAAACTAAAAAATATAGGCAGTTAAAGGAGCAAATTAATAATGCAAATGAAAAAGAGAAGAAACTATTATATAAGCAATTGAATGAAATGTATAAGCAATATAGGCTCAATGAATATTCACTACATGAAGATATACAAGAAATGCAACATCATTTCTCGGAAAATATAGATAGTTTCACAGCACAAAAAATAGCAACAAGAGTATGGAGTGCATTTGAAGATTTATTGTTTGGAGATGGTAAAATAGTACACTTCAAAAAATATGGAGAATTAGATTCTCTTGAAGGTAAAAGCAATAAAACAGGCATAAGATTTAAAGATGGTTTTCTTATATGGAATGGGTTAAAAATACCTGTAAAAATAGATTATAATAATCCTTATGAGTACCAAGCACTAAAAGATGAAATATGCTATTGTAGAATTAAACGCAGATTTATAAAAGGTAAATACAAATATTATCTTCAAATAGTATTCAAAGGTGTACCTCCTATGAAGATAAATAAAGATAGTGAGGTTAAAAGACATATAGGAAATGGTACAGTGGGGTTAGATATTGGTACTCAAACAATAGCAATAGTATCAAATGTAGATGTAAAATTATTAGAATTAGCCGATAGAGTAAATAATATTGAAAAAGAAAAGCGTAGAATTTTGAGGTATATGGATAGAAGCAGACGTGCTAATAATCCTGATAATTTTAATGAAGATGGTACAATAAAAAAAGGTAAACTTAAATGGGTCAAATCTAATAGATATATTAAAGCACAGAACAAACTAAGAGAATTATATAGAAAACAAGCAGACGTAAGAGAATATCAACACCAATTATTAAGTAATTATATATTATCTCTCGGTAATAAGATAAAAGTTGAAGAAATGAATTTTAAAGGATTGCAGAAACGAAGCAAGAAAACTGAAAAGAACGATAAAGGTAAATTTAAACGTAAGAAACGGTTTGGTAAAAGTTTAGCCAATAAAGCACCAGCAAAATTATTAACCATACTAGACAATAAATTAAAATATTTTGGTGAAAAACTTATAAAAGTTAATACTAAAGAAGTAAAAGCAAGCCAATATAATCATTTGAATTGCAGATATAATAAGAAAAAATTAAGTCAACGTTGGAATGATTTAAACGGCATTAAAATACAAAGGGATTTATATAGTGCATTTTTAATACAGCACGTTAACGATGATTTATGCAATATTAATCAAGAAGAATGTAAACGAGATTTTGAGAGGTTTAAAATACTACATGATAAAGAAATTGAAAGATTAAATAATAGTGAAGTAAGGCAAGCATTAAAGAATGTAATATGAGTTTATATAATGGGTTTTGAAACGAGCCTAAACTACCGTTAATTTGTTCGTAGGAACAATTGGTAGTAAAAGTCTAACGGAAACCAATTAGTGGCACTATGCTTTCGGGTTAGTGCAGAAGTTGGAAAGTACGTTAGAACCTGCTGGCTTTAGCCACGCAGAGTTTCAGATTTACACGGAATAATGATAGCGTAACTAATAAACCATATGAAATTACATTTAATATATCAACTGAATTTAAGTTAATATCATAGAAAAAAATAGGGGACACCACAACAATATGGCATCCCCTTAAAATTTTAACCACCAAACTTAGCCTTCACAAAAGATGCTAACTTAATCAATACTTCTTTAGCATACCACGCTAATCCACTAACCACAATCAAATTAACCGCCATAAGTATAGTAATTTCTTGTCCATTAATATCAATCATTACATCTGGTATAAGTGTACCTATAAAATATACACCAACAAAAGAAATAGCAACTATTCCACCTTTTATAATGCCATTAATAAATTTTTCTTTGTCAAATTTTCTTTCAAGTATACCATTAATACTACCTAATAAAATATTAATGATTATAAAACCAAGCAAAGCAATCCCTAGATTTAACATTTGAAAATCAAACACAAAATTCACCTAAATTATCCTCCTTGTTTTACCATTTTATAATTTTAACTTTTCTTTCATTGTTATACCAAAATATATCGCACCCCAACGCTTCTGCTACAAATCTTATTGGCACTAATGTTCTGTCTTGAATTATTCTAGGATAAGTATCCATATATTGTTTTACACCATTAATGTAATAATCATTTCTATTTACGCCATTTTTAGGAGCAAATAAAATAACCTCCGTATCAGAGGTTTTAATAGTAACTTTATATTCAGTAGTATTCCATCCAACTTCAAAACCTAAATTTTCAGATATCCATCGTATAGGCACAAATGTCCTATCGTCAATAATTTGCGGAGCAACATCACTTACTTTAGATATTTTGTTTATTTGGAATATATGATTGTCAATCCACATATCTATTTCAGCTATATTATCTGTACTAGGAGCAATATGAAGTCCGTGACCAGTCTCTTTATCATAACCTTCTTCCTCTAAATCTATAGTGTGTCTATATAAAAATTCTCTGAATTGGTTCAAATCAACCTTGCCGAATATTTGTTTATATAATCCTGCCATACCCGCAATAAATGGAGATGATCCTGACGTACCATTAAACGGAAAAGAATGATAATTGCCTTTGTTGTCTATATCGGGATATTTTGGTGTCATCACATAAATACCACTAAAACCCATTATCTCGACCATTTCCCATATAAACTCTTTCTCTTCTTTAGTAAAAGAACTGTAAGACGCTCTTTTTATTTTATCTCCTTTATAATTATCTCCCATAAGATGTACTGCACCAACAGCAACGCAATTTTCATATCCAGCAGGTATGCCTAAATTACTGTCTTCGTCTGTATTCCCAGCAGAACTAAACATCCAGCCACCCAATGCAACAAACTCATTTAACGCCTCTTCAAACCCATTTTTGCTAAATAATTTCATCGAAACATTTATAATATCTATATTATTATTAACACACCAAATAATATTTTCTGTAGTAGGAGTTAAACAATATATTGTAGCATCGGGACATGTCTGGTGAATTATATGTGCTACAGCAGAACCATGAGATGATATTTCATTATTATCGAATCCATTTACACCGATTACTTTTCCATGATATATTTTTTTAGCACCATCAGATTGAGTATTAAATTTTTTATCAAATATAGCAATTTTAATACCCTTGCCTGTGACACCAAGTTTATGTAATTTATCTATATTGCAAATTTCAAGAAAACGTTTATTTTCTTTTAACATATAAACACCTCATTATTTCCAATCATTATTTCCAACCAATATTTACTTTTTCACCGTCCCAATCAACCTTAAATCCTATTTTTTCAAACATCTCCCTTATACCAACATAATTTTTATCGTTTATATTAACTACTTCATCAAGTTTAATATCTTTACCAAAAAAATTTATTTTTAACATAGTATATTTCATAATATTATTCACCTTCTTTTTGAAGAAATCCCATTTATCAGGATTATCTACAAACCATCTATGACACAACTTTCCTGTAATCTCTTCGTGTAACCATAAATCAACCAAGGGGTTGAGATTATATTCAAAACATAAGTTTGCACATCTATTAACCAAACTCTTATAAGTAACATCAGTCATTGTGCCATCCCAATCAATATGCGTACACTCGATATGATAAGTACAAGAATTGGGATATGTGCCTAATTTTTGTATTGCTATAGGTAAATACGTTTTCGATCCTGCACCATAAGCGATTTCATTTTTAGGTATACAAGTTATAATATCACCATTCAAATCAATTATTTCATGGGCAGAGCCATATAAAATTTTTGTTAATCCATATTTACGATTTTCAAAATAATTTCTATTTGCTAACGCTGAAGTATTTGGATTAGCTACCCAATGTATTACTATACCTTTTATATTTTTCATTGGTATTTGTGGTCTACTATACTTATTTGGTGTTAGATATTTTTCTATTATTTTATACATCTAACCACACACCTTTATTTAATTACTTCGATAATCTTATCCCAAGGTATATTAAAGATTAATGTCGCAAAACCTATTACCAATACCCAAAATAATTTATTATTACTTAGGTTTTCTAATATTTTTTTATGTAAAGGTTCTTTTTGAACTATAGTTTTAATCATTGTAATATCGTTTGTTGTTTGATTTATTTGTTCCTGTTGCTTTTCGGTCTTTTTTTCCAGGCTTTTTAATGAATCGGCTATATATTTATTTGATGTATCAATACCTACAATTGCTTCTTTTACTGTTTGGAAATCATCAATATATTTTTCAAACATGGAATCCATTTTATCAAATTTTTTATCCATATATCCTTTCATTTCATCTAATTCCCCATAAACATTTGTAAATCCATCTTTAATCTTTTCGTCAATTCTTTTAAATTTTTGATTACAAGTATCTTGAATATTTTCACACATTAAAAAACCACCTTTCCTGGGATGAAGTTATGGTATATAATAAAAGAGTAGTGTGCTAGGAGGGATGTTCTCCGAAAAGGTTTCCTGGGAAACTCTGCACACTACCTCTGTATAAAATTGTAAATTTTATCTCTCGAATACTTGTTAATACTCTTGTTTACTCTAAAATACTAAAGCAAAAACTGAATAAAATTAGAGTTTGGTGTTGAAATAATTATATTTATATTCTGTTATTGCACCATATGTTTTCTAAATTCGTGTTCAACATTTGCATTAGATAGTTGTGCATATATTTGAGTTGTTGACGCATTTTTATGGCCTAAAATTGCTTGCACAATTCCTAAGTCAGCCCCGCCATTAAGTAAATGAGTAGCCATCGTGTGCCTAATTAGGTGGGGAAACACATTTTTATTTAATTTTGATTGATTTTTTATCTTAGTAAATTCTCTTTCTATACTTCTTCTGCCCATTGCTTTAATTGGATTTTTACTTGTTACAAATAATGCTTCATTATTATCTAATCTGGTCATAAGATATTTTTGAATATGTACTTTTGCTTTAGCGTTTATATAAACGATTCTTTCCTTATTACCTTTACCTATAACTCTTAATTGTAATCTCTGCCAATCTATATCAGACCTTTTTACATGTTCAGCTTCTTCTAGTCTACAACCCGTGGAGTAGAAAAACTCTAATATTCCTCTTTGCCTATATGTTTCACAACCATCTCTAAGCATCTCTAATTCTTCTATAGTTAGTGCTTTTCGTAATCTTTTTTCGGTTTTCAATGGTTTAATTTTACGTGCCGGACTTTTTAATATATATCCTTCATCCTCTAACCATTGAAAAAAGCCCCGCAATGTAGTGGAAATAGTTGATATTGTAGAATTTTTTACTCCTGTTTTCAAATAGAGAGCTAGGTATCGTCTAATATCCATTGTGGTTATATCTTCAACGTTTTTACATATTTCAAAAGAAAATTTTCTTAAATACCTACAATAACCCTCTAATGTCCTATCCGATAATCCCTCAATCTTTTTTGATGCTAAATATAATAGTATTTTGTCATCCATATCATGTTGAACAACAAGAGATTTTTCTGCTAAAGTAACAGTGTAATCATAGAGTACTTCTTCGATTATTTCTCTAATTTTGTTATAATCTATATTGTTATTATGGAATTGAGTAATACCTTGAAGGATACGGATTACAATTTCTTCTTTATACATATTAAACACCTCCATATTAATTATACATAAATATGGAGGTAAAATCAAGTAAAAAATTATATTTATATTCTGTAAATTAGCGTTTTTATTAATCTGTCACGACACAATTTTATCCTAATACGACTTAACTCAACTCTGATTTATACGGTTCCGGCACATCGTCAATACTAATCCTGCCCATATCCAGCAAAAACTTATAAAGTCTGGCTTGCAAACTCATTATTCAGCACCTCCGAACAATACATATTCCGTCAAGTCAGCAACCACCTGTTTGAGTTGTTCAACTTCGGGGGCTTCAGGCATATCAATATATTCATAATACACAGTTTCCGCTGATTTATCTGCCCTAATTTGAGCATATTTACCTTGTCTACGGCCCATTTTTTCTGGCACTGGCAACGCTTCTACACCTACAGCTTGTGATTTTTGTTCCTCTGTGATTGTATTGCCATCATACACTACATTACCGCCTTCAAACACATAAATCATTTATGTCACCTCTTTATATCCTATTAATATTATGTGTACGAGCTTCTTCACGGTTCGGGCGCTTTCCCCACCTACATATACATAGTTGTCATCTGCTGCTATTGCATATATAGTCCCACCGTAGTATGCGCTCTCTACTACTTGTGACAGGTTGGATTTATTGAGCTTCTTCGCAGTTCGGGTGGTTTCCCCGCCCACATATACATAGTTGTCATCTGTTGCTATGGCATATATATTCCCGCCGTAGTCTGCGCTTTCTGCTACCTGCGACAGATTGGACTTGTCGAGCTTCTTCGCAGTTCGGGCGCTTATCCCACCTACATATACATAGTTATCGTCTACTGCTATTGCACGTATATTCCCACCATAGTTTGCGCTCTCTGCTACCTTCGATAAGTCGGATTTGTTAAGCTTCCACACTTTTTGAGTAGTATCTCCGCCCACATATACATAGTTATCGTCTACTGCTATGGCCCATATAGTCCCGCC